TGAGTTCGGATGTCTGGTCGCGCACCTAATATTCAGTTGGTTGTGCAGCTGTAGAGTTCTTTCCTTTGAAGCAAGATGTCGAAGGTTCGTTCCCTTCCTGCCTGACCAAACATATCCTTGTAGTCCAATTGGCAGAGACAAGGGACTTAAAATCCCTAAAGGTGTGGGTTCGACTCCCACCGGGGATACCAAATTGGGGAAACTTCCTGTCATCCGGCTGTAACCCGGACGTAGTAAAATAGACAGGTGGCTTCTACTAGGAGTTCGATTCTCTATTTCCCCACCATACACTTAATACACCGGCCATGCCTCTGTCGGATTTGTTGAACACCTGCTGTTCTCCTCCGAAAAGCACAAACCGGCTGGTTCTTTATTTCAGGTCGAGCAAGTCTGGTAATTGGTGAAGACAATGTGTAGCTTCTTAAAGAACTCTGTGAGCGCCAACCTGATCTGTTCTGATCTAAGACCAACTGGTTGGTAGAATATAAAGGCGTGGCGTTAGCTTAGTTAGTAGAGTCCCTGATTGTGATTCAGGTCAGCATGGGTGCAAATCCCATACGTCACCCCTTTGTGTTTTGCCACGTACCGTCCTGAAAGGACTAACCAGTGAGTACAAGGGCGTAGCCAACGCCGGGCTTTCAATAGGTGGTCAATTATAGCTTGTTGTTCGTAGGAACTAAGGCACTCCAAACGCCCCAAGAGGAGTTCGACTCTCTTACTAGCTGCCAATTTAGCCGTCTTCGTATAGTGGTCGATTACACTGGTTTTGTAATCCAGCGGCGAAAGCCCGCGTCCGTTCAAATCGGACAGACGGCACCAATTTATTTATAAAAATAATTAAATACAGGATGTGCAATATGGTGGATACTACCAAGGAAAGCACATGCTATCTTGTAAATTCAAATGATGAAATTGTGTTAACTGACGGTGACGTGGATAACGCAGTTGTATCATCCCTTCCGAACGAGTGGATACCTGTTTCCCCTACTAACAAGCGAATGAAAGCGGTGTTGCCAGACAACATTGCTAGGCAATGGCATGGTTGGGTGGATTTTTCATTAAATACACACTGCAACCAAGAACAGCAACATGACAACTAAGGAGAAGCTGAATGTCAGCAGAAGAGGTGGTGTTGGCTTCGCCTAGCCCAAACAAAGGCGGACGCCCTAGCAACAAGGATAAACCCCTTGGTAGGGCTTCTAATACAATGGTGGCGCGTAAGCTAGGTAATATTGCTCCAGAGGCAATGGATTTGATTATCGAAGCTATGCGTGACATCAATGAGCCTATGAAAGAGCGCACTAAGAATGCTCAGTGGATTGTAGCTACAATGATGGCTTCCTTGAAAGAAGTTGATCGTCAAACAATGCTTCAATACACAATTGAAAAGCTCAAGAAAGAGAATAACGGCAAGGAAATGAAGTCTGAAGATGTTCCAGATGTGGACGAAGATGAAGACGATGGGTGTGCCATGTTCAGTCTGTCTATTGTGAAATAACAGCCATGAACAACAAGTATTGCGTTGCAGAGAGCATTGACAGCAGGGTGAATGCTGAAACCACATATTCTACAGATGCTGATAATTACGGTGAGATGGAATACTGGACTGAAGCATTGAATAAAGGTGATTGTGAAGATTACGCCTTGAAGAAAAGGGCAATGCTGTTAGAGATGGGATGGAGTTTGGATTCTCTGTTGCTCTGTACATGCAAGACTGAAACTGGCGAAGGACATTGTGTATTGTGGGTGAATACAGACAAGGGTGGATGTATCCTTGATAATCGTTATCACTGGCCAATGTCCCCGCCCGCTCTCCCCTATGAATGGCAATACATTATGAAAGGTGGGAAATGGCACGAGTTATCTGGCTGGCAATAATCCTTTCTGGTTGTGCATCAAATAAGAGCCTCCCTGTTATTGGGGAGGTTGTTGATGAGCCAATAGGGTTTAGTGAGATGTGTATTAGGGACAGTACATTGCCAATATGCAATGAATAACAGGTAAATGTTGTTTCAGTATATTGACAACTGGAAGAACAGTGTTATTCTTTCTTTATGGAAAGCATTTTCAGCAATAGCTGATACAGAATTAGTGGATAGGATGGCCGTCCGATAAGCGTCTTTGCCAACGCTTCCACTTCTAATTAATGGCAACCCCTGAAGGCAATCAAGGAATAATTTTTATGAATACAAAAAAGAAAGAAGTAATTGGCCCTAAAAGTCGTAAGCAAGAGATGTTTATTACATCTAAAGCTGACATTGTTTTTTTTGGTGGTGCAGCAGGCTGTGTTGATGCTGAAACTGAGTTTCTCAGCCAACACGGTTGGAAAAAGATTAGTGAATATACTCCCGACGACTTGGTTATGCAGTTTGACCTTAACACTAAGGTAGCTTCGTTGGTAAACCCTTCTGTGTACATTAAAGCCCCTTGTGATGGGTTTTATCACATTAAGAATAACAAGCTCGACCAGATGCTCTCAATTGAGCACAATATTGTGTACGAAAACCGAAAAGGTAAGATGTTCAAGGTTCCATTTGCAGAGTTTATGGCTAAGCATAATTCGTCTGCAAATGGACACAAGGGTTTATTTCGTAAGGTGTATGAATACAGCGGTGGTAAGTCTATCGGACTGTCAAAATTTGAAATTATGCTTGCCGTAGCTTTGAAGTGTGATGGCCACATTGCTAGTGAGAAAACCTCTAGGTATATTGTACGACTGAAGAAGCAGCGTAAAATTGACAGATTGCGTTGGATTCTTGCTGAACTCAACTACCCATATACTGAAACAGATAGTGTAGATAGTTATAAAGTGTTTACCCTTTATGCCCCTTGGTGTACAAAGCAATTTTCAGATTGGATGCTGTGCTCAAAAGAAGACGCTAAGGTAATCACTGATGAGATTATGTTCTGGGATGGCTCCTTAAATAAGGACAGACCGTGTGACATGGGCAGGTTTTCCACTACAATCAAAGAAGATGCTGACTGTATTCAATATCTCTATAATATCCAAAACATTCACGCAAGCATTGGAATAAATGATCGCCGTGGACAGGGGTACAAGGACAACGAATATGTCCGAAAGAGTGTTGAGTATTCAGTAACTCCTAGTACCAATATTGTAAGCACACTTGAGAATATACGTGACAAGGTAGTATTTGAATACGTAAAAAGCAACGATGGTTACAAGTATTGCTTTACTGTGCCAACAGGTGCATTTGTTATGCGCCGTAACAACAAGGTTGTTGTTACGGGTAACTCTGGAAAATCATTCTTAGGTGTAATGGACTTCCTCCAGCACATTCATCATAAAAACTTTCGCGGTGTATTCACCCGAAGAACAACCACTCAGCTTAAAGGGCCGGGTGGGTTGCTTGATAAGGCAATGGATTTGTTCAAGCGGGTTGACCCTAAAGTAAGATTCAAGTCAATGGAGAATAAGTTCGTATTCTCATCTGGCGCGGAAGTGTATCTTCGGCACTTTGAACATTTGAAAGATAAAGATAACTGGCAGGGTATGGAAATCAGCGAGGCGCTGATTGACGAATGTGTACAATATGAAGAAGAAATGTTTCTTTATATCCTCTCTCGTTTGCGTAACCCATCTTGTCCTGAAGTAAAACCACGTATCCGCTGCACAATGAACCCAGATTCTAAGTCATGGGTTAAGAATTGGATTTCATGGTGGCTTGATGAAGAAGGTTATCCGATTGAAGAAAGGTGTGGTCAGATTCGTTACTTTGTCCGTAGGGACAATACTAATTACTATGCAAACACCCCTGAAGAACTGATGGAACAGTTTAAGGTTAGACGTGAAATAGTGATGAGTTTTACGTTTATCAACGCCACTTGCCTAGATAATCCAGTGCTAATGGAAGCACAACCTGAATATATAGGTTGGCTGGAGTCTTTAGGCAGGGTAGAGAAAGCTAGGCTATTAAAAGGCAACTGGCTTGTGACAGAGGAATCGTCGGGCTATTGGAAGAAAGAATGGTGTGAAGTGGTTGATAAACCTCCGCTAGATGCAATAAAAGTTGCAAGAGCATGGGATATTAGCGGCTCTCTTCCATCTGAACTAATGCCTAATCCTGACTGGACTGCTGGTGTTAGAATCTCTAAAGACAGGTATGGGACTTACTACATTGAAGACGTAGTAAGATTCCGAGCCAGACATGGTGAAGTGTTTGAGAGGATGGTGGAAGCAGCAAAGCAAGACGGGGAGGATACACTAATTGTTGTTCCTGCTGACCCCGGCGCAAGCGGAAAGCAGTACGCTTCTACGCTTATACGTGACCTTGCTGAACGTGGATTCTACGCTAAATCAAAACCAACATCCAAGTCTAAAGTTCAACGATTCGCACCATTCTGTGCAGCTTGTGAAAGCGGGAATGTGAAGATTGTTGCTGGCGAATGGAATGATGCCTTTATTGATGAATTGGAAGCATTTGATGGAAGTAGGCGTGTAAAAGACGATTAACAAACTGGTTGTCTATAAACTTATCTAATTCGGTGG